TCTCCGACTAATTGTTTCTTTAATTGGTGAGCTGCTTCTGTATCTACACGCACACCTAAAAATCTCATATCAACGAGGCAAGGAAACAATTCAGTCTCAAGGTCGAAGATAGATTGTACATCTTCATGTTCAATTTGTTTCTTCATCTCTTGCCATAATTTTAAAGTTAAGACTGCATCTTGTTCAGCATACTCACCAACATACATTGCAGGTAGTTTATACATCTCTGCTTTGTGATCGATGCCCCAGTGCGCTGCAGTTTCCTTTAATACAGCCTCATTTTTGCCTATTCCGACGTAATCACGACCCAAACTACCTAAATCGTAACGAAAGCGATTCTCGTCCACGAGAGAGCCAGCAATCATGGTATCTATGATCTTGCCCTGTATTTCTAGCCCCATAGACCTAATCCAACACACATCGTACATTGCATTGTGAAATATCTTAATTGCAGGTGTTTTCAGTACATCTGAGAACCATTTTATAACCATATTCTTATCCATGTTACCACCACCTTCGTGTGCGATAGGATAATATCCAGACCAACCCTCTACAGCTACAGCTATTCCAACTACTGCACCATTACCAATAACTGAACCAGACCCGGTTGATTTTAAATCTGGGTCTTTAGTTTCTAAGTCGATTGCAATCTCATCATACTTAGATAAATCTGGAAAAGATTCTGGTGGTAGCCACTCTGTCTGTGGTTTAAATATTGGTTTATTTTGGTTCATAGATATGTTTACTCTCTATAGTCTTATTAAGTTTATCTTTATTACTAAATGCATACAAAGCTGCGTTGTAGTCATGAGGAAATATTTCCCACGATAAATCTTGTAGTCCTAAGTAAATTTCTAAATTAAATTTATATTTTTTATTAATATTAATAGTCTTTACAACTTTACTTGCTTTTGGCATTTTTCATATCTTTCAATTTCTTAATTTCTAAATCACAATAGTGTTTAATCTTCTCCAGATCTTCTACACCATTTTTGTGTAAATATCTACAAACATATTTCACAACGTTGCCTTGAAAGAATGATAGATCATTCTTTGAAATAAATTCGTAAGGTTGAATGTGAAAATTTTTATAGTGACTCCCTCCTATCTGTTTGTCTTGAGGAAATGCATCCTTAAATATATCTTTGTTTGTCATAGTTCGTATCCTCCTTTTTTAGGGTATATTATGTGTAATGATTCTTTTGCTCTAGTTGCTCCAACGTACATCAATCTATGTTCATCAGTTGGATCTTTTTCATAGGCGTCTAATGCTGCTTTTGTTAAATCCATGGGAAGAATTACATTTTGTCTTTCGTTTCCTTTTACTCCATGTATGGTAGCTAATTGTATTCTCGCGCCTTTCTTTAAATCTTCTCCCCTCTCTAATAACATTTCTATTTTTTTAGTGTCATTGGTACCCATTCTTGAAAAAGCAATTTGCCAAGGTGCTTCTGTTTTTAATCCAAAATCTTTTTTTAAAATATCAATGTCATAAAATTTATTAGGAACCATTGCTTTAAACATTTTGTTGTTCCAATCTTTAGTCAACATCTTCTTTTTTATAATGTGACACTCATCATATGACAAAGGTATTCCTTTTTTTAATTTATTCTCATACAAATCAATTGCTTCAAATTTATTTTTTAATGGATTATCTTTTTTTATTCTTTCATAATAAATATTATGATCTTGAAAGTGTTGCTCAAATTCATCTAATTTATATTTGTCCCTACCAAGAACTAACCATTCACCTTTTGAAACATCTATACCATCTATTCCATCATGATACATGACAGAACCTTTTGTGTTTGTAGGTGTCCAAGTTTTTTGAACTCTTTTTTCTTTTGGTATTTTATTAATAATTTTATTTGCAAAGTTAAATATATTTATTGGTACACGATAAGATTTATTTAAAACTTCTTTAGTTCCTTTTAAATTTAAAAAACTTTCTACGTCTGCACCTCTCCACTTGTAAATACACTGGTCATCATCACCAGCAACATACAACATTTTAGAATTAAGTTTAATTCCTTCAACAACTTTCCATTGCATTTTTGATAAGTCTTGTGCTTCATCAACAAAAGCAACTTCTAGTTTAGGAAATTTGTTTGACTCTACCAACTCATTTATCATGTCTGTAAAATCAATCATTCCAGGTCTATCAGTTTTGAATTGTTTAATTGCTGATTCAAATCTTAATAAATCTTTTAAACTAATATCTTCACCGTGCTGCCCAAGATTATATTGTTCGAGAACAGAAATATTTTTAGATCTAGCTAATTCAATTAAAGACAAGTGTGGGCTATCAGAATTAAATATACCACCTTCGTCTTCATTCCAAGATGCATATTTTAATTCAATACCACAAGTCTTACCTATCTCTGTATAATGTTCACTTTTCATTACCTTTTCTTTTTCATATTCTAATTGTTTAAAACCTAAAGAATGTAATGTTCTAAAATAAGGAAGATCATCACCAATTAATTTAAATTGTTTAAACATTCTATCATGAGCTTCTTTTGTAGCGTTTTTACTAAAAGTAAAATAACCAATCTTTTCTGGTTTTACACCGTCTCTTATGTATTGCTCTACTTTTTCAATAAGTTTGTGTGTTTTACCTGTACCTGGTGGTCCAAAAATTATATGTGTCATTAGTAATTATGTTTTTTTACAAAAGTTTTTTCTTTATAGTTGTCTTCTTTTTTGTCAAACTGTGGAACTACAAACACAGATATTTTTGCTTTTGTAACTCTTTTAGTAAAACATTTTAAAGTATCTCTAAGCATCTGTGAAGTCCTTTGATATGGAACTTTCCAGTGATTTCTTAATAAGAATTTATTATAAAAATTATCAAATACAAAATAATGAAATCCTTCATCTGTAAAAGTACCACCAGTTTTTATCTCATCTATTTTATCTTTTTGTATTCTGTTTAAACAATAATCTTCTAAATAATTACTTAATAAATCTTTTGTGCTTGTACCTTCTGCAGGTTCTGTAACTTCAGCATTTTTTAATAAATTATTTGTAATTTGTTTCCATTCATTTGTTTTTAAAGTTGGTGGATTATTTCTTAATTGTTTAACACATTCTTCTTGAAACAAACTTTGATTTGTTAAATGTTTCGCTGAATCTAAATATAATCTATCTCCATCAACATTTAAATAATAGTATGGTTCTTCAAGATTAACTACTTGTAAATCTGTTAGACTTGGAAAAATTACTTCTAATCCAATACCAAACTTTCTAGACTTACATAATTTTTTATCACACAAACTACACATAGGTTGATCATTGCATTTATAACCCCATTCTTTTTTCTCATGTTGTTTTGTAATTATGCTTACTTCTGTGTCTGACAATGGTTGTTCCATTGCAGTTTCATTAAATACTATTACTTTAGATTTCCAATTTTCTGGCCATTTTTGTTTTGCATACACACCATAATGAAATAATGCATTATTCCTACCACCCTCACCTATTTTATTTTGTGCCATAAGTTCTATACAAGGTGGTCCATCAGAGTATGGTGTTACCGGTCTTTTAATTTCTATCTTGCTAATGTCTTTTTGTTTATTTCTTTCGTAGAGTTCAAAAAAAACATCTATACTAGCAGCTTCGCCATCTTCCATAAAGGCGTATCTCGTTGTCTGACCACAATTAAAGTATGGTAAATTTAAAAAGTTTCCTGTATCATCTTTTGATTTTAATTCTCTTTGTTTAGGAAATACTTCTGATCCACCATAACCTAATACTGATCTAATTTCATTTAACTTATCTTGCATCAAACCTGCTGACACATAATCTTCTGTAAATAAAAATACATGAGCACCACCAGACTTTGATCTACATACGACCAACGGTAATTGAAATTGTTTTATTTTGTTTATTAATTTTTTGTGATTAAATTCTGCGTAAGAGTCAATATCAATACATCCCCACTTACATTTGTTGTCATCATTAATTGGTATAACACCTAGACTATCTGTTCCATCTAAATGTTTTTGCCATAACTCATCTGTAATTGGTTCTCTTTTAACAAACGATTTACCTTTAATCTTGTTACCATCACCATTTGATTCACCAACTAAAGTGACACCATGTGCACGGTCTAATCCACAAAATATATTTTTAAATCTTTCTATCATACAAAATAAAAGTGGGCGTTGCCACTCTCGCTTAGACGCCCACTACCTAGGATACTGGTTAGTAGTTAGAAGAACTTTTTGTAGTTTCTTCTGATCCGT